ATGAAAAGTGTCATTGGTTTAGTTGTTGGGACATTCCTGCTTTCTGGTTGTTTAGAGATCCCAGACCCAGTGGTTTCTCAGTACAACGGCCATACTGTTTCGATTCAAGGCCCTGGACTGCCACCTGTATCCGCACCCGGTGCGGATGATTTAGCTTTGGCTAAGGAAACCTGCGGAGGGTCAGCGCGATATGCTTCTGGTCGCATGGTAGGGGATGCTTGGGTCGAGCGCCTATTTATCTGCGGCTAATACTCTTGTCAGTGTCGCGTGCTATATTAGCAACTTCGCGACACTGACGCCCACATTTCATCGAGGGCTTAACCGTCCGCCCAATCAACGAGCGCCAATGCTTGCGACGGGTCCACGCCCGCTTCTTTTGCCATTGCCAGCGCTTGAATGATGCCAGCCGCAGCGCGCGCACGTCCGCTAGCGTCAAAGGCTTGCAGGGGGCGCATAACGTCAATGGTCACGGGATTGCCCAGCTTGTTCTGGGCTTCCTCTGCAAGCAAGGCGCAGATCGGCTGCAAGGTCCATTGTGCTAGGTGGCGCTGTGCTTCCCTCACCATCGGGCCGGTTGTGCTGGCATTGGCAAGGGCGGGCAGAACACCATAGGCGTTGCTGATAGATTGCCGCGCGCTTTCGAGCGTTTCCAGCGACATGCTTTTTTGCATATCCGGGGTCACGTCCGACGCCTTCCAATCCTGCGCCGGTGCTGGACCACCTGCCGCCGTGATCGCCACGCTTTCCCGCAGTAGAACCCGGCCACGCTTTCCACGGAACCCGCGCGCAAGAGCATCCATGTCGGTATCCGCCGCCTCTGGGAATGGCACGATCTGAGACCCCAGCGGCATACTGTCATAGGCTTCGGTCAATGCCGTTTCCAATGCCGCCAGCATGTCAGCGGTCAGGCTGGCACGTCGCAAAGGTGACGCCCCGAAATAGGGCTGGCCCAGATCGGCACCAATAACGACATGCAGCACCTCACCGGCCAACGCGGTGACTTCACGCCCGCCGCCGGTATCCGGCAAGGTAAGCTGATAAGCGCGGGGTTTTCCGTTGCGGGTGGAGATCACCCAATCGGAGGCAGGCACCAGCCCGCCCTCGGTGATATGCGCCACAAACTCACCGCGCAACGCCAAGGAGCGGCCCAGCAGAGCCATTGAGCGCCGATCAAGTAAATCGGTGCCATCCACATCCGCCAGAGCCATAGCACCTTCCCAGAGGCTTACAGCGCCTTGCACGGTTGCGGTCAGTTCGGCAATGCCCTGTTGCCCCGTGATCCAGCTTGCGCGGGCAGCCATTACATCGGCGGTATATCCCGCGCCGGTAAAGCTACGGGTTTCTTCGGGTTCCTTGCGGCGGAACAGGTTAAGCAGCTTCATCATTCACCCCCAAGCGGCGATAGGGGCGCAACAGATCGGCAGCCCCCGATTTATGGATGGACGCGGCGGCGTGGTCACGGTCCAAGCTGATACGCTCAGAGATTTGACCAATGCTAACCGAATAGGACTTGGCACCAGCGGGAGCGGATAGTTCGGCAGCCATGTATTCAGCCAAGCGGCGGTAGGCCTCCAGAACGGCAGCAGGTGGCGTGTCCGTGCTTCCAACGGTTGCCGTCACCCGATAGGTGCAATTGCGGGCCAGCAGATAGCCAACGGGGGCTTTCGGGACTTGTGCAGCGGCCTGCCATTCTTCTGCACCACGGTCCCAGACTTCCATTGTGATGCCGGTTGCCGGGGTCAAGGGCGGCTGCCACGAAGTTCCCGCACCGCTCATGTAGGCGCTGCCGGTCACGATCCAGACCACCGACCGTTCGGCCCAGCGGTAGCGAATAAATGCCTCAATCCGTTGCCAGATCAAAGCCGGGTCAAGCGCAGCTGCTTGGGGTGACAGATCGGCAGGCGCGGCAGGATATGCGGCGGGAATGCTTTCATCGACATGCAGCAGCATTCAGAGCCTCCACTTGTTGAAGGGGTTCACGGCAGGCACCATCAAGCCGTCATCGGTCACGGCCCAATTGCGTTCCTCGACTTCGGTTTCGTCATAGGCGGGCCGGGTCACAAAGCTGAGTTCATAGAGCAGCGCGGCCCAGATATTGCGGATAATGGCGATGCCTTCGGCGGGGTCTTCTTCCTCGACCGTGTCAGCATCGGGAACCGCGCGCTTGGGCGGAATGCGAAAGCCAGGACTAATGCCCCGGATCAGGCCAGCGGCGTAGGCATTGAAAAAATCCTGCGCCCATGTGGTTTGCTGCACCTCTTGGGTAATGATCGCTTCAAAGGTCAAAGCGTCATCATTGTCCGACAGGATCAGCGTTCCGGCTTGCTTGCTGGCAAGGGGGCGGTCAAAGCTATGGCCGATCAGCAGGTGAATTTCTTCTTCTGGACGGTCCACCCGATAGGCAAACGCTTTCGGCTGGATCACCTCTTTGCGCGGCTTGCCAGTGCGTCCACCATCTGACAGGACAGCCCGCTTGCCATAGGGAAAGCGACCGCGCAGCCGCCGGGAACCATCCCCAGCGGCCCGCAGTTCCAGCCCCGCGTCTTCGGTAAAGCTGGTCAGCATCGGATTAGCCAAAGTTCGTCAGGACACGGCTTTGAACGCCACGCGCGACGGTCACGTCAGCGGTCACAAGGCCAGTGAGGCGCAGCCCGCCGGATTGTGCATCCGAATAAGGATCGCGGATAAGATCAATGCCGCCCCACAGACCCACGAAAGCAGGCGCAACGCCGTTTACAGTCGTGGTCAGCAGAGCGGTGCCAGCGGTCAGTTGATTGCCCAGCACGATATTGCCCGCACTAACGTGTTTCGCCAGCCGGTCCCATTCGGTAATGCCGCTGCCCGCATCCCAGATCGCATCATCAAGGTCCGACCAAATCGCCGGAGTGATCGCCAGCTTGACTTGGCTTGCATCCGTGATCGCGTTTGCGGTCATGAAGGCCACAACCTCAGTCTTGAACGCGGTCCAAGTTGGCGCGGCGGCGGTCATGTCGGTGCTGGTAATGCCATAGGTGCCAGCGCCAGAGATCACGCCCAGCGGTTCACCAGAGGCACCAGAGCCAAGCAGAATTGCCCGGTCGAGTTCCGCCCCAATGGCTGCATTCATGTCGCGGCGGATTGCCTGTTCCAGACCAGCGCCAGATTGTTTCAGGGTTTTGCGGGTGATCCGCATATGCGCGCCAAGCGTTTGGTTCGGTTCCAGCGCGCTTTCACCAGTCTGATAGGGCGTATCATTCGGCACGTTGCCGCCTTCGGTCGGTGCCCAGCCCGCAGTTGCGCCAGCGGTTGCCACCGGGAACGCCTCAGAGCCTTGACCAATATTCACCGACGAAATGCCAAGCCGCGCGGCAACAGATGCCGGGAACAGGCGTTCAATAATGGGGCGGGTATTGATCGGGCTGGGGGTATCGGTCGAGACGGTCGAGCGCTGTTCGAGCGCTTCAAACGGAACAGGGATACCACGGAACCCACCGGCAGAGCGCATTTCCTGCACAACCTCAGCCGTGGCCCCATCCAGCGCGCGGCCCTCATCAAGTGCCAGTGCAACTTGGCGCAGCTCAAACCTGCCGATTAGATCGGCATATTCGCGGTCAGAACGGGTATCCAGTTCTGCACCAGCCTCGCGGCGTTCATCATCTTCGGTGATAAGCGCAGCACGATAGCGGATTTCATTTTGGGTGTATTCCTTATCCAGCGCTTCCATAGAGCGGGTTTCGTCTTCGGTCAGATCGGCTTTGCCAACCAGCCCCGCCAATTCCTGCCGGATAGTGGATTGCCGCTTTTGCAGCTTTACAGATTCAAGCATCAATAATTCACCTTGCAAGGTTATAGGTTTCGATGCTGCAATCTTATTACATTGGGCGAATTGCTAAAAATCACCGGCTTTCAAAAGGTCCAGCCATTTATCCCGTTCAGGATTAGGCTTACCCATACCAACTTCGATCCTTGTTTTTCGGCTATGACAAGACGTGCAGAGCGTCTGCAAATTGGTCAATTCATAGGCTAAGTCCGGGTGCGTTCTAACCGGCTGGATATGATCCACCTCTAACCGGCCACGCGCGCCGCATTGAACGCATTTCCAGCCGTCCCGGTCTTTCACCGCCTTGCGCACCACCTTCCAGCGGGCAGAGCGGATCACGGCAGCGGAATAGCGGTCATAATTTCTCAGGCCCATAGGGCAGCCCTTGCCTTGCGTTGAGGCCGGTTCACCATGCGCGCCCCTTCGGCAACGGCAATGACCGATGCAGCGGCAGCATCAATGCGCCCCAAAGATCGCGCCTTTGCCAGCTTGTGATTGCCCGCCGGATCAACCAGCGTGATAGCGTCGGAGAATGCAGAGCGCAGCAACAGGCTGGGGGCGGTTTTTACCATGCCTTCAAAGAGCGCGCGCCGAAACCTCTCAATGTCTTCTGCGCCGTCTTTCCAGCCAAATCCACGCCAGATGAACGGTACACGATCAAGCCCAGCGGCATTCATTGCCTCTTGAAACTCAGCATGGCGGAACCTGTCACCAACAATGCAAGCAATGCCTTGCCCGTCTGCCAGTTTCACCACATCAGCCAACCAGCGCCCGACCGGAACCGTTGTGTCGCCCATCGTGGTAAGTTCGCCCCGGTCCTGCATCTGCAAGTAACGATCAGAGACGCCATCAGACGCCCCACGATCCGCAAGCGCCGGATTGCAAGGAAAGGTGCCAACCGCTTCTAATCTCCCGGTTTCCGGCCAATACAGCGCCGCTGCCGACATAGAACGGCTGCCGCCAAGATCCACCCCCAGAACGCAAGGGCCATCCCGCGCGGGCAAGTCATCCGGTGCCACCTCAGCCGCTAGCCACTCATCCACCGTCACCAGCAAAGAGCGGTCTTCAGTCGAGACACGTTCGTTCCTGTTCAGGTTGCGGAATGAAGACAGCGCAGAGCCGCCCCGTGCAATCGCCCGTCGCGCCTGAGACACAAGCCATTCCGGGGTCGAGCCGATCCCTTCCTTTGATCCGGGGTTCGCTTCTAGCAGGCTTTCCAGATCGTCAGCAGGCAAGCCAAACGCGGGCCGGTGTTCCTGCACATATGTTCCGGGCGGCGGTTCATCTAGCCAACGGCTAAAGGTGTTTGCATCATCCGGCGCGCTGGTCGAGATAATCAGAGCGCGGCCATCACGTTTGCCAAGGCCCGATAGAATAGCGTTTTCAAGCGCATCGCCCTTGTCGCTTTCCCACGCGGCCCGCTCATCCAGTATTGCAAGCGTCGGAGCGCCGCCAAGGATGGACTTGCCGTCGGCAGCAATGCAGCGCGCCAAACCGCCACCGTTGCCGCTGTATTCAATTTCCAGCTTTGAGCCGCGCCGGATCGTGAACAGGTCTTGCACGTCTTCGGGCAGCCCCTCGACAAACCCGACAATAAACTGGAACGCGATTTTAGCTTGGTCCCTGTTCCGGGCTGCCAAAATCACTTCCCGTTTCGGCTGGTCAGTGAGTTCGCCCATGACGTCAGCAAGCGCAAGTCCAGCAGATAGCGCCGTTTTTCCGTTGCCACGTCCGATGCTAAGGCAAGCGACCATTACGTCAGAGGCCAGCGCGCCCTTGATGAATTGTTTCTGGTAAGAGGCTAGTTTCACAGCAGAACCGGCCTTTTTGCCCTCTGGAATGCGTAGGTTTTCGAGAAACTTGATTGCGGCAGAGGCTTGTTTTGTTGGCCTACCCATCATTTTTTCCCGGATTTTTCGGGGGAGAGAAAGGAAGACCCCGCCCTGCGAGCCATCCCCCTCCCATAAACGGCGGCATTGGGACCATTCTCAGCCCCTCCGAATGCGCAGATCATAGCCAACGGGATCACCGGCAGCCGGGATCGGTTCAACTGCCATGATGGAATGCACGTCGCTACCATCCAGTCGCACAAGATCACCGGGAACAGGTGTAGCACCAGCAGGCTTGCCTATCTGCACTTGCAGATCGCTGATTAGGATCGCGCTACCGTCTGCAAACTCTGGGGATACGCCCTGCACAACGCCATTCACGGTTTCATAGACCGTGGTTGTGGTTGGTGGCGTAAATTCATCATCACCCGGCACGGTTTCAACGCGCCCCACCTCGACAGTGCCTTGACCGTATTGCGCCAATAGGCGTTCATGCTGTTGCTGCATTCGTCCATAAAACATGACGCAATCTTAGCAGTTATTAAAAAGCCCCGCACATTGGCGGGGCTTGGGGTGTTTAATTTAAGGAGTGACGTTTGTGACGTTACAGACCATAATAGACGTATGAATAAATAACGGAGAATTTACCCTGCGTATCATATAGGAGTAAACGTCACTAACGTCACCGTTTCTCTATTTCAGCCGCAGACCTTGCTTGCCCCGATCTTTATTCGTTCTTTTAGTTTTATATCCGCGTTCTTCTATCGCCTTAAGGAAGTTACGTTTTCCCATTGGCTCAATATCCTCAAAGATACACCATCCGGTATAAGCGCCATACAGATCATTGTTTGAAACGAATGCGCCCGGTTCTATTACCGCCACATCCTCAAGGAATTGTCCGATCACGTCTTCACCGGACATGTAGTCATCAGATGCAGCCGCGACACTGTCAGGCACTCCAAGGCCAAACAAAGCCCATTCTTGCGCGCCATCAATTGCCCATCTCAAAATGGCTGGGCCTTCGGCTTTCAGCTTGGCGGCAAGTTCTGGATCACGTTCCGCCGCTGGGATAGTCACCTCAAACGGGATCAGCACAACCCGCCGCTTGATCGCCTCATCAACGGCCCCAAAGGAAGGCTTGGTGTTCCCAGCAATCATAAGCGACAACTGGGGGTCAAAGTCGAAGTTGTCCTGCCGCATAAAGCGCGCTGTCATTCTGTCGCCGCCGGTAAGGTCTTTGATTATCGCCTCATTCCAGCTTCGACCCTTTGGCAACTCACTGCCGACCACTAGCCGAGCGCCATGCAGTCCTGCAATGTCGGTCGAGTGACGTTCCCCTCTCGCTGCAAGCAAGGCTTCAGAAGGTGCGCGCCTTGCATAGTCCCCGTAGAGGTCCATTAGCGTATTCAGGAACACGCTTTTACCATTTGCGCCGCCGCCATGCAGGAAGAACAGCTTGTGCTCGGTTGTCTTCCCGGTAAGCGCGTAACCTGCCAGCCGCTTCATGAAGCCGATCAATTCCTGATCGCCATCAAATACGCGGTCGAGAAATTGCAACCAGAGTTCGGGAACCGTGCCCTCTGGGGCAGGCGCAACTAGCGTATGCTTGGTTATCATATCCTCGCGCCGTGCAGGCCGTAGAATGCCCGTCTCCAGTTCTACAGTTCCACTAGGGGTTCCAAGAAGCATCAAGTCGTTATCGAAGGCTTCATGCGAAACCGCGCTTTTGGGATTGGATCGCGCAAGACTTTCGATAGCCGCGACCTTCCCGTGTGACCGGAGTTGCCTTGCCTCGCGCTTCACAGCGTTGAGGGCTTTTTCACTGTCGCAATGCACCGAAGCCCATTCCAGATACTCCGCCGCCTTCTCACGCAAGAATTTCCGAACAGCCGTGTAGCATTGCCGGGTTTCATCTTTCCGCCAGCGCGTACCATGCCAGCCAAGCCAAGCGCCCCACAGCGCGACATAACGCGCGTCACTGTCGAAGCTACGTTTGCCAAGTTCCAACGCCAGTGCGTCCTCGGTATAACCCATCTCATCGCCAATTGGCGGCTTGGGGGCGTCATTGCTACCAAGGTAATGCACAATAGAGCCAAAGCTAAGTTGCCCGCTTGGTTTAGCGCTGTCCCATACCCGTTCCGGGTCGCCTTCGACGGTATCCGACCAGCGGTAAGAAAAGGCAATAAAGGCATTCCGTGCAGCCTCACCGCAAACGCCCTTCACGGCGGTGCAAAGCTTCACCCAGTCTTCACGCTCCAGTGTGTTCGGCATGACTTCCAGCCGGTCGACCGTCCAAGCGATTTCATCAGGCGTGGCGCTATTCACATCGGCAAAGCCAATGAGGTTAGACGCCGTTTCATGGCTGGCCCGTGTGACTGGCAGCCAAGCCGGAGCGGGCGCAATGGGATCATCATTTAACCATTCATATGCGTTTCCGTTGAATGTGGACGGTTCAAGCAAAATGTAGCCAGGGTGCTTCACCTCCACATAGGCGCAAAGCTTACCCGGATACTTCGCACCGGGTTTCGCCTCAAAGATATAGTGCCAACCGCCCGATGCTGACCGCTGAGTAAGCGTTTCGATTTCAACAATACAGTGTTTGCCTTTGAAAGCGTCCCAGCCGCATTCCGGCTTGTATGTATCAAGGTCAACCGCAACCAAGCCAGAAGCTTCCAAGTTCACCGCGACGTTTGCATCGGGGTTTTGGGTCCACCATGCCCGAATTTGTTCTGGATCATCGGTGGCAGCATGGTGACCGTTCGACGTGATCGGGGTCTTGGCATTAGGTCTACACGGGAACACCTTCCAGCCGCGTTCCGCGTACTCAAGGGCGCTTTGCCCCTTAGCGCTGAGAATGCTAGTATTGAGGTATCCAAATTGACCATGAGTTGCACCTTCCAGCTTCGGCTGGGGGGCTTTTTCGTTATCAAGCATTCACAGACATCCCTTCCAGCCATTCCACAAGATCGGCCTCGCGCCAGTAACGCACCTTGCGGATACGCATAACAGGCTGCGGGAAGTTCAGTTCCGGGTCTTCAAGGTGACGCCAAAGCGTCATTCGGCTAATACCGCCGAGCCGCGCGCAGACGTCGCGCGCAGTCAAAAGATTAGGCATAAACATTGCCCCTTCTAAAAAAGTTGTGCTAGGAAGGGGGTGACAGCTTTTGGAGGTTAGTCACCCGCCCCGTGTAGAGCGCGCCAACGCTCCACGGGGTTTTTCCTTCATCGGGATTGCACATCGCCCGACAAAGGAAACATAGCTCATTGCGTATCAACGCTGCAAATGACCGACCAGCATCAATCAATCGGAGCCATAGTTTTAAGGTCGTACAACTGCCTATCGTTCCCCAGAACCCCACGCACTTGGCCCGACCATGCTTCCAGAGCATTCCGCATTTCCTCGGAGTATTCATGGCGGTTGTAAACCCCCGTAACGCCGCCCAGTTTACCGCTAACGTGGTTTAGAATCTTTTCCATCACTTCAATTCTTGCATAGAAGGCCAAAGCAGACGCACATGTGCGCCGCAGGTCGTGAAAGGTCCAATGCGGGATTTCTACAGGCTCGCCGCGCTCTGCTGTTGCAAGGGCCACCATCCTGCCAGCAAGTCGCCTGTGCGCTTTGCTGAACCCCTGTACCGGCGTTTGCCCGTTCGTAGTAAAGAGATAGCCATTTGCACTCTGCACCACTGGAAGAGCCTCGACGATGTCAAAGGCCATTTCAGACAGTGGCACGGTGTGCGGCCTTGCGTTCTTTGTTCTCTCTCGCGGCAGATCAATGCTCTCGCCGTTAATCTCACCTTTGGTCAGTTGCGCGATTTCGTTCAACCTTTGGCCGGTCAACAAGAGCAATTGCCCAAGCTGCCCCCACGGATACCCTTCCTCATCACAAGCCATCCAGAACCAACGAATTTCATCATTGTCCAACCGCCGATTTCTCGCCTTTTCCTTTACTGCCTTCTTCACCCGGTCTGCCGGGTTCACATCAAGCAAGCCCCGATCACAACACCAACTCAAGAACGCCTTAAGGTAAGCCAGTACACGGTTAGCTGTTGGCCCCCGACCACTATCGGCAATCCCATCAATCAAGTCCTGTATTTCGCGCCGGTCAATGCTCGATAGCTGGCGTTCCCCCCACGCCTTCCGAGCAAACCTGTCGAGTTCACGCCGCACCAATTCACCCGATTTTAGATGCTTGAGCTTTCGCCTTGCGTAGTCGTCTAGCGCTTGAGCCAACGTATTCTGAGGCGCTTGCGTCTTGGCTGCCTTCACTTCTGCCGCAGGATCGCGTCCGGCCTGTGCTTCCTGTTTCACTTCGCGGGCGCGCCTGCGAGCTTCTGCAAGCGACATGTCGGGGTAGTTTCCCAGTGTCATGCGCCGGTGCTTGCCGCCCGCCCGATACCTCACTTTCCAGCTTTTCCGCCCGGTAGGTTGAACAATCAGATACATGCCGGGCAGTAGGTCGTCTGGGATCTCCTGACGGTCTTCAGTTGGCTTCACATTCCTAACACTAGCATCCGTAAACTTCATTTAAACTAACCCTCGCAATCAGACTGGGGAACATATTGGGGAACAAAAATCGCTTTAGCCCTTGCTACCCCGTGATACACTCAAAGCGTAACATATGGACTACATCACTGTAAAACAAGGGGTTTGTAGTGGATCTCAGGCACCCCATGAGCACCCATGATACGGTAGAGCAGTTGACTGTTAATCAATTGGTCGTAGGTTCGATCCCTACCGCCGGAGCCAAAGATTTCAAGGACTTAGCGCTCGCCCGCTAAGTCCTTTTTCTTTCTGAGTACAGAATAAGTACAGAAAACACTGCCCGGATCGGTGTTTGTGGATCATTTGTGACCCAGTGCCATGTTATTTCGCTAACTATCTGCCTCTAAACGATTTTTCTCCTCCGCCGCATATTGACGTAGAGATTTGCCCTTTTCCTTGCGTTGAGTGGATCGGTGCAGTTCAAGGCGCCCTGCTGTATTGAGCCCTATCTGCCAATTCCTTCGGGTCCAATACACTCCTTCGGCTACGTCGAAGTTGTCAGGGTCGATGGTCAGGTCGGCAGCACCCATATGTCTTTCCTCGTCTGTGATGGCCGGATTTGGCGAAGTCTGTTCATAGACGTATGTGAGATGTATCCGCCCGGAGTGCTGATCCCGGTGGGGCTTCGCGGTAATCGAATGCGAACGCCCGTCGGTCGAACTGAGGCCAGCCTCGACCTTCAATCGGAACAAGGAGGCCGTTACTTGAACGGCCATAGCATCCACCTGTTCTTGCGTTGAGTGCAACTCTTCTTTGTTAATGACCGAGTATGCCTGCGCCCCATCCAGCATCTTCTTGATCGTCGGCCAATTGGAGCCAGTTGTCCCCAGCCATACTCCATTCAGGTCAGGTAGCCATCCATTGAGAGCGGGTATCAAGCGCCACACTACCCGCCAAGGCGCCCAGTAGCCGGTGGGCCCGAAAAACCCGGCGAGGAAACCCAAGAGCACGGGAGGAAGGTATCGGATGAGGTGTTGATCGGTTACCGTAAAACCCAACAGCAGACCAATGTCGTCGGCGTAAAGCGAGACCGCCACAATCAATGCGACAGCGGAACCGATCCATCTCCAAGGCAACAGTGAATACACGATTTGTTCTCCGATTCTTTTCCGGCCCAATCCCCTTGAATTTCGTCGGCGCGCCCACCAGATACAGGGGAACGACAGAGGCAGGTGTCCAAGATGTATGATTTTTCAAAGCGAATTTCCAGCTTTCACAACCAACACGTCCGGCTGAGCAACGACCAGCGCGCGGACATGAAGCGTCGACGCGAAACCAATCTTGATCGTATCGAGAAGGGCCTAGAAGAACTGGAAAAGCCAGCCTTCAAAGAAACCATCAATCAAGGTGGTTACGCCCAGAAGACCATGACCCAACCGCCGGAATCCGATCAGGAAAGCCGATACGACATCGACCTTGGCATCGTTTTCGATCAGGACGATGCCAACGGACCGAGAACCACTCGTGATTGGGTTCGCCAAGCAATCGCCCGCAAGGCGACGAATATGAAGAACGATCCGGTGACCAAGAAAAAGTGTGTCCGGGTTGTATATGCAGACGGGTACCAGTGTGATTTCCCCGTGTTCCGTAGGCGCTGGACCGATGTATGA